AGCACGTTTTCAGACGTGCTTTTTTAATGCTCAAATTCACAATTAATTGAGAAAAAAGAAAGGAAGATTTTTATGAGAAAGATATTCGGTAAAATAATTATGACACAGCGTGAGTTAAACCGAGAGTTGGAAAATGCCCGTGTACAGGGTAGACGAGAGGCACAAAAAACATTAAGCAGAGAAAAGCAATGTATTATGACTAACTGCGGATTTTTTCCTGTTACAGATGAATTTTGGGAGGCAATAGGCACACCCGAAATTATTGGACACGGTTTTGATTGGGCGTATTTTGAGCCGGAGGGAAAAAGACAAAAATTTATGCCGTTTCACGGTTGGTTATTTGTAGATAAGACAAGTTTTGAAATCCGTCGCGAGGCGGAAAAAGCAAAGAAAATTTTAAGAGGAGAATATTTAAAAATATAATTAATTCATTGAAAGGCGGTGATAGTGTGAGAATAGGCACAACATACACATAGCAGAAAGGAGTAGTGGTCCGAATATCTCCCGTGCAGGGTTAAGCATTGTCCTGAACAAGACATTAAAAGGTTCTATTTTTATACCAAAATTTAAAAGAAAGGATTGATTTAATCAATGGAAGAACCAATTAAAGAGCCAAACAGTGAGCCAAACAGCGAGCCAAACGGTGAACCAAAGAGCGAGCCAAACAGCGAGCCAAACGGTGAACCAAAGAACGAGCCTAAAGGCGAACCGTCTGCGGAGCCTGCAAAGACATTTTCGCAAGAAGATATTGACGCGGCCACAAAGAAAGCTGTTGAAGAGGCACAAAAGAAATGGAAAGAAGACGCGGACGAGGCGGCAAGGTTGGCAAAGCTGAACAAGGACGAGAGAGCAAAGGAAGAAATGCGTATCGAACGTGAAAAGTTTGAAAAGGAAAAATCTGAATTTGCACAAAAGCAGTTAGTTGCCGAAACTGCTAATCAACTGTTAGAACGTGGATTGTCCAAGAATTTTGCCGAGTGTTTGTGCGGTAAGACTGCGGAAGAAACCAAAGCGAACATTGACGCATTTGAAAAGGATTTCAATGCGGCGGTAGAAAAGGCGGTAACAGAAAGAATGAAAGGCAATCCGCCGAAGTTCAAAGATCCGGACAACAAGGAAAATGACCCGTTTTTAGCGGGATTTATCAACTAAACAAAGAAAGGAAGTAAAAAATATGGCTATTAATTACGCAAGCAAATACGCAAAGGCGATTGACGAAAGATTTTCAAAAGAGTCAATGTCAAATGCCGTTGTAAACCAAAATTTTGATTTTGTCGGTGTTAAAACAGTAAACGTGTATTCTGTACCTACTGCGGCAATGAACGACTACACAAAAGAGGGTTCAAACCGTTACGGAACACCAAAGGAATTAGAGAACACCGTACAGGAACTGACAATGAACCAAGACAGAAGTTTTACGTTCACAATCGACAGAGGAAACTACAACGATACACAAATGATAAACAGTGCAGGTTCAGCCCTACAACGTCAAATCAGAGAGGTTATCGTACCGGAAATTGATACATACAGATTTGCAAAAATCTGCGCAAGTGCAGGACAAACAGCAACAGGAGCAATCACAAAAGAAAATGCGTACAGTGCATTTTTGGACGGTACAAGTTTTCTAATCGAAAAGAACGTACCGGAGGGAAAAGTAGCGATTGTATCAACTGAATTTTTCAAATTAATCAAGCAAGATGATTCATTCATCAAGCAGGGTGATATTGCACAGAACATTGCAATCAAAGGTCAAGTCGGTATGGTTGACGGTATTCCTATTGTTGTTGCACCGTCAACAAGATTGCCGGAGGGCGTTTTGTTTTTCATCACACACAAAATCGCAACAACATCACCGGTTAAGTTGTCAGAATACAAAATCCACGACAATCCTCCGGGTATTAACGGTTGGCTTGTTGAGGGTAGAGTTTACTACGACGCGTTCGTATTAGACAACAAAAAGAACGCTATTTACGTTCACAAAAAAGCAGAATAAAAAGAAAGGGGCGGTACATATGCGTTTGACAAACGGTACTGATACAGTCAATCTGACAAATCAAATTCAAATCCGTGCGTATCTGACGTCGGGGTATTATGTCGCAGACGGTGAACCGACAGCGGACGAACCGGAAGAAACTGCGGAAACGGTGGAAGAAACCAAGAAACCGACGCGCAGAAAGAAAGAGGACTGATACAATGGATAGTTTGAGTACAGCAAAAATGCTGTTAGGAATAAAAGACAACGAGCAAGACGACTTGTTGTCTTTTTTGATTGATGATATGGAAAATCTAATAAATTCATATTGTCACACAGCCGAAGTGCCGACAAAACTACAAAGTCTTGTGCCTCAAATGGCGGCGGAAATGTACCGCCGAAAAGGGTACGGACAAACAGCCGCACCGCAAGTCATAAAGTCTGTTACAGAGGATAAACGTAGCGTATCATTTGAAACGTCGTCCGCGTCAACCGACACCGACGAATTTTTGAAAGAATACGAATCACGTTTAAGACCGTACCGCTGTAAAAGGGGGTTTTTGCCAAGTGACATCAGCAAACGAAAACTATCGGAACACATTTAGCACGTCTAATAACAAAAATAGCGTGTTTAATAACATATTTAGCGTGTTTGATAACACAACGGCAAAAATCGCCGTAAAAGGAAATTATGACGATTACGAAAACACATACGACATCATAGAAAAAAGTACCGTCACAGGCGATTTACAACCGTACAGCGGGGATATGGCGTCAAAAGATTACGGACTGCAAATTGATTGTCAGTATGTGTTTTATTGTCCCCGTAATTCAGATATAATGGTCGGTGCGTATCTGATAACAGATACAAAAACCTATGAAGTCACATATGTAGCTGATTGGAATATGGGATTGCAAGTGATGTTAAAGGGGGTAAAGCTGAATGGTAGACGTAAATAAAATTATCCGCGATATTTTAGTATCTATGAATTTAGAGGACGTCACCGTTTGTTTTTATCACCCTGATGAAGAACAAGAACTGCCCGTTATCAGCTATTATGAAAATACGACAACGACAGGTTTTTGCTATGACAATGCGGAACAGGCACAAAACACAGCTGTATCAATAGACATATGGACGAACGGCGGCGGTGAATGCAGTCGAATAGCGATACAGGTTGATACAGCTATGCAGGCGGCAGGGTGGTATCGTGAATTGTCGCGAGATATGCCACCCGAAAACGGCGTAAGACACAAATCAATGAGATTTTCAAAACAAGTATATTTTTAGGAGGATTTAAAAAATGGCAAATGAAAATACAGTAGTTAAAAAACCGTCGACAACAATAGGTGTTGACAAATATACATTTTTCAAGGTTGACCAAGATACAGTGACAGAGCTAACCTACGGCACAGGCTATACGTTGCCGGGTACTGTTCAAATCACACCAACCGACAGCGGTAACAGTGATACGTTCGACGCTGATAATAACGCATACGAAGTCAGCACATATATTGAAAAACCGGGACACGACATCGAAAATGCAGATATTCCACCACAGGTAGACGCTATGTGGCGTGGTTTGAAAGTCGACGAAGTCGGCGGTATCGCAGTCAATAACAAGACAGAGGCACCGTATTTTGGTGTAGCGTGGAGAACAGAACACAACAACGGTTCGTACAGATATTTCAGAACCTACAAGGGTAAATACAGTTTTGCGTCTAACGTTGGCGGTAAAACAAAACCGTCAAGCGGAAGTGTAGACCACCAAACAGCCAAGGCGACATTTACAGCGGTCACACCGGATAACAATGACGATATGTATTATTACATTGATGATACAGATTTGACAGCAGAGGGCAAGGCTGAAATTGCTACAAAGTGGTTTGAGGATATGAAGTATAAGCCAACGGCAGAACAGTTAAAAAAGGAACAATCACAGACAGTATAATAAAACCATAAAAATGTTAAAAGGGACACTAATTTTTTAGTGTCCCTAAATTTGTATCAAGAAAGGAATTATATATTATGCAAAAAGTTTTATCGTTTACAGAGGGAAAGAAAAAGTACATATCAAAGCCGTTCGATTTCGAGGCTATGTGTTTAATACAGGAAATTCACGTTACAAGGGAAACGGACAGTATCGGCAGACTATGTGGTGGAGCAGTAGACCACCTATTTGAGGGAACAGAGGCAACACAAGATGTGTTAGACAGAAATCCTGCCGAAAAAATGCAAATGTGTAAGCAAGCGTGGATATGGTATATTGAGAATATGACAAGAAAAAACGTCGAAAGTCCGCAAGAACCGGAAACAGTGACAGCGGACAAGAAAACAGAGAAAAACTAAGAGATATTTACGCTGTTATGTTTAAAGCACATCATTTAATGCCCGACGTGGTAGGCAGGCAAGATCCGACAGTGTTATTTGAAATGTTGGACGCATTGAGTGAAGAAAACAATAACAGCGGCGGAAATACAACGCAAAATAACAGAACAGTAGCCGACAGCCCGTATTTGCGGGCTGTTTTTGGTTAATTAGGAGGTGTTTTAATGGCAGATATAGGCGAAATTACAGTGCGAATAACGGGTGACGCATCGGATTTGGCGGCTACATTAGGCAGTGCCAAAAATCAACTTGCGGATTTTGCGAATATACAGGCGAGTAGCGGTACAGCCGGAACAAAAAGTTTAGAAAAATACAATAATCAGCTAAAGACGACTGAAAGCACTATAGCAAAAAGCCGTAAAACACTGCAAGAAACTAAAAAAGCATATGAAGATAACGTTAAATCTGTAGACAAAAATGTAAATGCGTTGAAAATGCAGAAGTCAAGCATTGAAAATATGATTTCTGCGAAAAAAAATGAGATAAACACATTAGAAAACGCAAATAAAATTGTCAACAAGGGTAGTACGGCCTATATGGACAATCAACGCGCTATACAGTGGACTACTACTGAATTGAACGCATTGGAAAAGCAACATAAAAAAGTAAGTTCGGCTATCCAAGAGCAACAGAATAATTTAACTAACAGTAAAAAGGCGTACGAGGACGCACAAACAGCAGTCAGCCAAGCTACAAAACAGTATGAAGAATACGAAAAGGGAGTAAAAGCCGCCGAAAAAGTCGCAAATGCCGAGAGGTGGCAACAGACCGGAAAGGGTTTAAAAGAAGTCGGCGAAAGTATTGATACAATCACAAAACCGATACAGTATGCCGCAACGGCGGCGTTGGGTTTAGGTGCTGCATCAGCAGTGGCGGCGGTAAATTTTGAGGATAGTTTTGCCGGCGTTAAAAAGACAGTTGACGCTACACCGGAACAGTTAGCCAAAATAAAGCAAGGCATTATCGATTTGTCAACAACAGGTATTAACGGCAGAGGTGCGATACCACAAACAACGACTGAACTAAACGAACTTG